AGCTATAAACCATCTATCTACACCTTTGTATCCTGCACTCGCGGATGCAAATGGACCTACGCTTGCGCCAGCATTTCTTTGGTCAATCTGCATTCCACCGTTGATAATCTTGTTGCGGAACGTGTAATTATTTGTAGGAACCGCTGAATCACCCAGCACAACATTCCCTAGCGTAACAGTTCCCGCACCTTCTACACCTGTGTGACTTGCTATTATGTTTCCACCAACTTTAAGAGTTCCTGGCATTAATCTATCCTTCTGTTACACTTATTAGTGTTAATGGTTTTACTTCTCCGACGTTTGCTTCACCTGCACCTATAATTACTTCATTACTTGTTGCACAAGTAGCCGTATAATTAGTATTAAAATTTGTCCAAGGACCAGTTGCTGATGTCGCACTATACTGTAAGGTTAATGTGTTTCCACTTCTTTGCCATTTAAAATAATAGAATGTATTACTGGTGTCTCCTGTTATAGGAGCATAATATTGAGATAATATACTATATGCAGGAGAAGCAGGACTAAATCCAGATTGTCCTATTGCTCCCCAATAAGGTCCATTGCCTCCATCACCAGTGAAATCGTCTAAACTAGCACTATCTCTATATACCATACCCGCACCACGAAAATCTTGTTGCCAAGATGCAACTACTGTAAAATCTCCAGGAAATACTCTATTCAAAATCACACCTCCATATGAACTTGCAACTTGACCATTCCCCCACCACTTCTGACCATCAGGTGATATTATTCCATTATTAATATTACTATCTCTAGGATACATCCATTTATATCTGTATTGAACTGTTAACCATTGTGATTGTCCAACATACATCTCTACAGCATTTAATTCTGTATTGTAATAACTTGTTCCAATGGAAGGAGATACTGGTCTGTTTGATGTAGTACCGCTAGGTATTCCTACATCTCCGCTTAGACTTAATTTATCCGTATCATTACTATGACTTGCTAATGTCTTCCCACCCAATGTAATCGTTCCGCTCATTCAGGTTTCTCCGGCCATGTTACGTTTGTCAATTCTCCATTCTCATTCAATTGTGGTTCACTGTTTGCAGGTAAATCTCTCAATGCTTGGCAATAGTCAATCCATGCTTGAGATGGTGTTAGGTCTGAACGAAAACGCCAATCTGTTTCTTGTAGCAATCGATCACGTTCTATTCTTAGCAGGCGTAGTGGTTGCCTATCTTTAATTTCTTGTATTTTGTTATCTAATTCTTCTTGTGTAATTTTAACAGTTGATTCAGAATCATAAATTATTTTACTTGCAATTGGTGGTAATTCTGAATTATAAATCATGCCTTCTTGTGGTCTTAATTCCCCCAATGCTTTTGCTAGATAATTCATTGTGCTATCTCAAATAATGTCATAAAAGATGCTGTTCTTGGTGTGTAATCCATATTAGTACTGTCACTCGCACTATGATTCAAATATATACCATCATTATAACTTGCACCAAGAGTTGCTTTTATTTCATAAACAATTTCTATAGGTGTGGTAGGTATTGTTGGTGAATCTAAATAATTAAAACTCATTGAATTACAACCAAAACCATATGCAGGATTTGCATATCTAGAAAGAGTGGTACTACCAAACCTATTTCCTGCTACGTCACCTGCTGCTCCTGTGAGTTTAGTTCCATCTCTGTATATTGCAGTATGAATTGAACCTGCATCATGTCCTAAACTTATATTAACGCTCACCAAAATTTTTGATGAACTTAGAAATGGAGTAATTCCTTTACTAAACGGAATATTAAATGATGCAAAACTATCAGTAGATACTGAACTAATAGATGCAGTTCCAGTAAATACATGTTGTACTGTCTGAATAATATGCCCAGCAGGAAACGTAGCACTACCTAAATTAACATTACTCGCCAATACAGGCTCAGCCGCTCCAGTTTGTGTTACTAATACTTTATTATTAATTCTTATTTCAGGCATCTGTTCTTTCCGGCCAATGTTCAAACACTAACATACCATTGTCATTCAAAGTAGGTGCTGTTATTTCTCCAGCTTCTATTTGTTGTGGTAAGTTTCTAAGTGCTGTTCTATATGTTTTTAAACTATCTATATTTAATCCTTCTTCTAATCCTCTAGTAATTTCCCAATCTGTTTCTTGTAGTAATCGGTTGCGTTCTATTCTTAATAGGCGTAGTGGTTCGGCTGCTTCTAGTTCTGCTAATTTAGCATCTATTTCTGCTTGTGTTGGTTGAGCAACATTTGGGCTACACCAAATGAGATTACCATCGTCCCACATCCAATCTCCATCCGGAGATAATGCATAGATTGCTTGATTCCTAAAGTCGGTCATCCTGATATCTCCATAACAATAAGAGTGGATGTATACGCATCATCATACGCCGCACCATTTCTGCTTACATTTGTGTTAAACCAAGGCTTAACCCCAAAATAAACATAAGTAAGATAATAGGTTAATGTGCTATCAGTTGCAGGTTCATCTAGTATAGAATAGTAAGTTTGAGACGATTGATTATTATCTCCTGTCCATTCTTTGCCAGAATTCTGTGGTGTTCTACTACCACTAGAACCATAAATTGGTGATGTAGCATTACCACGATGCAATTTTAAACTTATGCCGGTACTTGTGTTACCAATATTAATTGCATATTGAACAAGAAATTTAGAAGCATTTGATGCTGGAGTAATTTCTACTTTAAATGCAGTATTGGTATGTGCAGTAGTTGTGAAAGTGTCAGTTGTAAAAAGCGTATGATTATCATTTACTGTATCTGGTCCTTGCCATTCTGTATTCCTAATTACACCTTTTACCTGTAGAACATGCCCAGCAGGAAACGTAGCACTACCTAAATCAACATTACTCGCCAGCACAGGATTGTTGCCGTCAGCTTGAGTTGCAAATGTGTAACCGTTTATTTTAAGTTCAGGCATGTTATGTTAAATCCTAAAAAGTATATCCTGTTACAACTATTGTGCCACCATAAGAAGTAATAGCATTATCATCGGGATGAAAATATATTCTAAAACCATCTATAGCATCTGTTAATTGTGATCTAAAACCAATAGTATAATGGTATGCATGTTGGTCTGAGGTATGACCATAAGTGGACATACCATATCCTGTATATCCCCTGGTTTTATTGGCCTCATTACAACCATTTAACCAAATATCAAAAAAAGAATTTTCTGTTGGGTCTGTTCCCATATTATTTGAAATAACAACAAAACCATCCCATACTTCTTGCCCATATCCCGCAGCATCTAATCTTTTATACCATTCACTCATTTGTAAACCAGTATCATCTTGTGTATTGTTGTTATAACGCATGTACATTCTAATATCACCAGTTGAGGCCGTTCCACCCCAAAATACATTATGTCCAATAACATGATACTTTTTATAACCAGATGGTAGATTTATGACAGTATCTTGTGCTGAAATTTCAGTTGTAGAAAGCCAAACTTCTGCTGGTTTATATCCTGCACCTGTATTGGAAACAGTATCAACACTTGCACCTATTTTAACATTGTCAATTTCAGGTACATTCGTTCCAGATTGAGATATAAATGGATAACCGTTTATGTTTATGTCAGGCATAGTTAACGATAGATTAATTTTCCTACGATGTCCGCACCACCTTTGAAGTCAATGTCTCCACCAATCACAATTAAATTTCCATTGACTGTGACTAAAGAATCAAATGTTACATCACCATAAAAAGCTACATTTGTACCCTCATCTATAGTTACTGCTTCGGGTATTGAATTTCTTTGAGCAATTGCACCATGCTCTGTGATGATTTCCATGTCTTTTGATTTTATCGGCAACTGTACTGTAGCAAAGTTGACCGCTCTTTTTGAACCTAAGTAACCACTCATAATTCTAGTATGCTGATTGTGGCATCTATGACATTGTTAGCCGATGCAGTGACTGTGATAATTTCATTTTGCTGAACAACCATTTTACCATCAAGTACTGAAAGTGTACTTCCAACTGGAATCGGTGCATTCTTCACAACATATGTTCCGTCAATATCTACATCTGCAGTTTCAGAACTACTACCTTTGTTTGCTAGAACTAAACCAATGATTAATGCAGTAATACCGGCGGGTGTTGTATGAACGATCACGCCAGCAGTATTTGCAGTTGCAGCTTTTCTTTTAAATGTAGCCATGTCTTAAATTATCCGAGAGCAATTGAATAAAGTATTGCATTAAGGTTTTCTTCATCAGCAAAATAGAATGCATTATTGCCATATGTTTTGAGAACTTGACCAGAAGTACCATCTGTTATATTTAGGTCTGTTAGTGATTTTGATGTAGTTTGTAATAGTTGTATAGATGTATCTGATACTGCTCTGCCAATTAAACCATAAGAAGTAGATGATGTAGTTAACAAACCACTTCCAGTTAAATAGTAATTTTGATTTACGGTAAGTCCAGTTTGATTGTCCGCAATATCACCTACTAAAAATACTTCAGATACTTGACCATTGTTTACAGAATCTTTGGCTATACCTATATAATTAGTCGCATTTGTTGTTGTTAGATCATATGATGTATATTCTGGATTATATGTCCAAACATTAGGTCTGGTAGTATTATCTAAACGTATACCTACAAATATTTTTTCAAAATTACTCGCATACACACCACCACCTAATCCAAAATAAGTTGAACCTGTAGAAACTATATCAGTAACACCTGAAATTGATAATCCATTAGGAGCAGAATCATCTATTTGAACTACGTTATAATATGGATAAGAACTATTATTTCCATCAGCACCACCAATTATAAATTTATTGCTGGCTTTATGATGAACAAAAATATTAGCAACGCCAGAAAACGGATTAGCAGTACTAACTCTTATAGCAGAACCAAAAGTTACAGAATTATTGGTAATTGTACCAATAAATACTGACTGGTAGTTACTGTCTGCAGTATTCTGACCAATATAAAGAAGTAGTTTTTCATTTACACTATCATATCGGCAAATAGGTGTGATTCCGGCTGCAGATTGTACAGTTACTGCCGACCCCCATGTTATAGTTCCATTAGCAAGTTCACCAATCATTATCGTTACATAATTAGAAGTATCATGATAGAGTAAAACATGCTTATTTAATTCGGGTATGTATAGAGCAGTTGAATATGCATTAGATGCCGTAGTTACTATAAATGTCACTGGTGAATCAAGTGTTATATTTGTACCAGAAACCGTACATACTGCATAGTACATATAAAAGGAATTATAATCTTGAAAGTATATCACCATTTTATTTGAATTAGTATCATATACTATTGAATTAAATCTTGACCTTGTTGTATAAAGTTCAAGAGGAGTTCCAAATGTGATGCTATTTCCACTTATATCTCCAACTACTGCATATATGTTGATTGCATCACTATTATTAATATAAGTTATAACTACTTTATTTTGGTCAGTATCAATTGCAACAACTGTGTTAGAAATATTGTCTGAGTTCCATGCTACAGGTGTACCCCAATTAAAACCAACTTCTCTTGTGGTTTCTCCGTTTGTGGTCGTATTTGAGGTTTCAGTCACTGTTCCTATACTTACTAATCCATTAAAAGGAGAAACTGAACTTCTTTGAGCAACAATGGCAGAACTTGTGTTTTCATCATAATCTACATCAAAAAATGTAGTACCAGTTGTAGTTGCTTCACTTAATGTTTGTGAAACTTCTGTATATTGTGCTATTATGGGATGTGCAATCTTTTCAATTTCTCCATTATCTATTCGTAATGCTACTGTATCTCCTGTTGTGATTGTACCATTAGCCGTGAATGAAGCTAGTGAAACACTTCCGCTTCCGCCTGCTGTATTAGCAAAATAGAAATTACCAGTTCCATCTGCAGTCAGAACTTGATTTGCAGTAGCAGTAGAATTTACATCAACTAAGTCAGAAAGAAATGTGCGTACACCTTGTATTCTAAATCCAGGTCTAAATGTGTCCACTGTAATAACATCATTAGCAAATAATGCTTCTGTAAATGTAATAGTATTTGCAGAATAATTAAATGTATAATCTTCTAAATTTAAACGAATACCATTATTATATACATTAATAAAATAAGAACTATTAATGTCTGTATCAAGTGTTATGACCGTTTGGTTTTCAATTGCTTGAAACACTTCTTCATTATAACTAGATTGAGAAAAATTAGATATTCCTGTTGATACACTATCAATCGTTCTGAAACCAGGACTGAATATATCAAATTCTATTACATCATTAGCTGATATACTTTGATTGAAAGTTACTTTATTATTTGCAACATCAATGGTAAATGATGTATCATGTAATCTAGCACCATTAAAAAAGACATTTAATCTTGTACTAGCATCAATATTTGAAGATAATATTACATTGGAAGTGTTTGATATATTTTCAAAAGCTTCTCTAGCATAACTTGTTTGTGTTAGATTTGAAACATCAAGAGTACCATCTACTATTCTAAATCCAGGTTTAATTAATTCTATAGCAACAGTATCATCTACTGCAAGAGCAGAATTAAATTCAAGTGTATTATTTGAATTATATATTGTATAATCAGTCTCTGTTAATCTTATTCCATTTACATATACATTTGTTCTAAAAGAATCATCTATATTTGTTGAAAGAATGAATGATGTTTGATTTGCGAGAGAGACAAATGTTTCTCTTGAATAACTTGATTGTGCTAAATTAGTAACTCCACTTGCACCGACTAAATCAATTACATCTCCACTTTCTGGAGCAATAACAAATGTTATATACTGACCAGTAGATGCAATATTATAGTCAATACCTTCAATAAGTTTTAAGCCGTTTTGAAATACACTAATATGATTGGATTCATAGCTAACGCCAAAAATAGTTTTTATGCCATCCCCCGTATATGTTTTACGGTCAGAAATGGTTTCTATGGATTGTAATTCTTTAGGTGACGGTGCTCCGATGAATGGCATTATTCAGGTTTCTCCGGCCAAATAACATCATCAAGTGATGTATATGTGTTAGTAATATCCCGTAAAGCTTGTCTATAGTTTAATTGCTCTTGTGTTGGAGTTCTATCTGGTAAAACCCACCAATCTGTTTTTCTTAACTTAGTTCCTCTTGCTAATCTCAAATCTCTTAATTTTTCTTCATCTGTATAAACATTTTCAATGAATTGTTCATTTTCATATTTCCATTTAGTAGTGCAATTATCTGGACAGTCTACCCATTTCATACTGGAATGAACTTCAAATGTGGAATCTGAAACTTGTACAATTTTATCTAAATGTATAAGCGCCTTTTTCATACGTATTCCTCTACAATAACAGCACCTTTGTATCCATCAGCACCTTCATTATTAGTGCTTACATGGGTGCCTGAACCACCACATCCCCATCCATTTGGATTAGACCTTGCACCCCAAACACTACCTCCTCTGCCTGTTCCACCCCAATAAGAAGCACCTCCAACTCCACTACTTTCTTCATTGCCACCGCCATCTATGTTGCCACATATTCCTGCATTACCATACAAATTGATATCTCCTCCAGTAGCAACACCACCATATCCACCAACTGCCCAAGTTTCTGGTTCTTCACCACCTGTGGCAGAGCAATACGAACCAAAAGATGATGTGCCTCCAGGACCTCCACCACCTCCTGAATTACCAATAGAACGTGTACCTCCAACTCCAACTGTGACAGATACGCTTGTTACTTGTCGTACATCAATCCATTTAATTGTAGTTCCCCCTGCTCCACCACCTCCTTGAGCATCATCTTGGTTGTGAGAACCACCGCCACCTCCTCCGCCAGTAACATAAACTTTTATATAATTTACACCAGCGGGCTTTGTCCATGTTGATGTACCAACAGTGTCAAATATTTGAACAGATCTAAAACCAACAACATTTCCATGTGCATTTTTTATATCATTACTTTCTACGGTGTCAATTTGAATAGAAGTTGAGCCATTTACTTTGCTGATAACTTCTGTTCCATCTATTGTCAAACTTGCGTTGGGCATATCATCCTGTTAGATTTAAATTACCATTTGGACCAATCACAATATCACCATCTACACTTAGATTGTTGATCACATTTAAAGTACCATTGACAGTGATGTTTGGTACACTTACAGGACCACTGAGAATTGCAGAATAGTTTTCAGCAACTTCAACATCATTGGTAAAAGTTTTTGTGTTAATACCAACTATAATTGATTTTTGTTTGGCGTTACTTTTTGACGGCATTAAACTGTATTAGCTGAATTGTTTGCTGTTGGTTCATCTTCTATATTTATCTCATAGCGATTCGGCCAATGTTCAAACACCAGCATTCCATTCTCATCCAGTGTAGGTGCTGGAATGTTTCCATTTGCTATTTCTTGTGGAAGGTCTCGGAGTGCATTACGATAGTCTATTAGATTTGAATCTGTAATGTTGCGTTCTGTATTGCGTTGAACTTCCCAATCAGATTGTTGAAGAATTTGGTTTCGTTCTATTCTTAATAGACGTAGTGGTTCGGCTGCTTGAAGTTCTGCTATCTTTGCTTGGATTTCTTCTTCAGTGGGTATGTTTACAAATCCATTTATAAATTTAATTTGAGATACAGGTCCATTGGATGGTCCGTTACAAATATTTTCAATACCTACTAAATCTATAACCACTTCAAAATATGTTTTCATCCTTGTATCTCCATAGCAAATAATGTTGCGATAGACTTATTGCCACTATTGCCTTGTCCTATACTTAAACTTGCATTATAAGCCTGAAAATATGGTCTTATTGAATAGTTACTACTTGTTGGATGTAATACTCTAACAGTCAAACTAGTATTATTTAAATTTGAACCAGAACTTGTCCATGAATGTTGATTAAAATACCAAGCAGATGAACCTAAAATTGATTCTGAACTAAAAGAATTTGTACTATAAACAAAACCACCTCCAAGTCCATTACTTGAACCGCTACAATATACGTCAGGAATAAACATTTGTAAAAATAAATAATTACTTGTATTAGGATTAATTATATCAATTTGTAGACCGCTCCAATTTGATGCGGTTGTTGTGATTGTAGCAGGAGACCCATTAAAATTATATTCATCATAAAAATGTCTTAACATATGTCCAGCAGGAAACGTAGCACTTGCCAATGCATTGTTCACATTAACATTATCCATCACAACATTACTTGTCATTATAGGCTCATCCGTGCCTGTCTGCGTTACTACTGTTTTTCCACCAATCGTAAGTGTTGCCATGTTTTATACCTTATCTGAAAATAGCAATATGTAAATGGTCTTGGTCAACGAAACCATAACTACTATAGTGGTATTGGTATGTTATTCCTACATAAGTTGTTTCAATACCCCCTGCCGTAGCATTGTAACCTCCGATTCCACCAACATTACCATAACTATTGGTTGAAGCAACATGCGAACCAGTTACACAATAATTAGTATCTGGCATTGGGGTTAAAAAATAAATTTTATACAAACCAACGCCAACCCTTACTACTTTACTTACGTTACCAGAAGCATATATATCACAATGAGATTCACTTTCTACAGTAACATATGACATGCCGTTAAAATGTACCCATGCTCTACAAGCAAATATAGGTAATGTTGTATTTGTTAAATCTGTTGTTGGTCCTTGAGATGCAGAAGTATCTAATGAACTAAATGATGTTTTAATATTTGCATTAGACATATCTGCATTAGACATATCTGCATTTGTCAAATTTACATTTGATGTTATTTCCGGATCAGCACTTCCAGATTGTGTAAACAGTGTTTTGTTTCCGAGTTGTAGAGTTGCCATTATGCTGCTATCTCCATTGCTGTGATTGTTGATACCCCACAAGGATTGCCACCACTAGCTCTTCTATTAACATATAAAATAGCATTTGAATCTGCAGCACCTACATTTATTTGATAAGTTATACTATCTATTGTAGATGGACTGTCTAAATAATTTTTAGAATTACCTCCCGCAAAAGGAATACTACTTCCAGAAGGATACATATTATGACCACCCATAACAAAAAATGTTGCACTACTATCTGTACCTACTCCAATTGCTGAACTAGTTCCTCCATTAATACTTCTATAAATTGACCAATAATAATTGTATCCTTCAAAGTTATTTAATCCCATAAAAATATCAGCAAATAACCATATTTTACTTGTATTAAACTTTGGAGTAATTGTAACAGATAATCCAGTTACAGCATATGGAGTAACACCTGAATTTCCATTTGAAACTCCAGAACCACCCCAATGGTCGGTTTTAGTAGTTGATTTAAGTTGTAACATACAACCAGCAGGCACACTTGCACCAAACTCTGGACGATTGTCTCCACTTTGTGTAATCACTTCATGACTGTTTAACTTTAGTATTGCCATTATACTGGTTCCTCTGGCCAAGTTACGTTTGTAAGCATTCCGTTTTCATCCAATTCTGGTTCTGCTGTTGCAGGTAAATCCCTCAGTGCCTGTCTATAAGTCAACCATGCCTCTTGGTCTGTTCCAGGATAGTCAACTGTTGCTCTCCAATCTGTTTCTTTTAACAAAATGTTTCTTTTTTCTCTCAAAAATCTTAATGGTTCTTGTTGTTGTAACAGTATTACCTTTTCTTCTAAATCTTCTAAACTTGGTTTCTCATCAGGATTAGATTTCCAAATAATATCTGTATAGTTCGGTCCAGTCATTCCCCAACTATAATTGCCATAATATTCTACCATAGCATTATTGATGGTTATTTGTTTTGGCTTAACCATTAGAAATCTCCATTAAAGTAATACTATTGTCATAACCATTAGGTGTTCCACCTCCTGTAGAATTGGATGTGCCAATGTAGAATGTACCATCTGAAGAACCCCACAACGAATATGATAATAGTGTATCTTTAGGAACATTAGGAGCATGTAGTTTAGTAAACATCACCGAACTTATTCCGTAAGTTCCACTCCAACTTCCTCCACCTGGGTCTCCTGTATCTTGTGTCCAAAAACTACCTAAATTTCCTTCTATTTGCCTAGTATATTTTGAACTTTGTAAAGCAATATAATCAGAAGAATTTGTGGATACCCCACCAACTTTATATCCCATTGCCAATGCTCTATCAACATCATGATTATAGTTACTGTGACCTAAATTTGCTATCACATAAATTTTTGAATTTGATTGTTTGGTTGTAATTTGAACATCATAACATTTAATGGATGCAGCATTTATTGTTACATAATTATCATCATGTAATTCTACAACTTGTACAACATGTCCAGCAGGAAACTTGACCGCACTTGGAATACTCGCAGCACCATTTGATTCTGTAAAAACTGTTGTGTTGTTGAGTTTAAGTGTTGCCATTAGTTTCTCACATTATAGAATATATTTTAGTTACTGGAGATTTATATGGTCCAGTTGCCGAATCACTTGCTCCATCCCAATTAACATTTTGATGTAATCTAAATGTGTATGAGGCATTATACTCCCTACACTCACATAATATATTTTTAGGACCACTCCATGAATCAAATATCCATTCTAAATATATAAGATTTCCTGCCCAATAAACTCCCTGCCTTATTGTAAACTCCGCTCCATTTACTGTATTGTAATCTAATAATAGTTTAAAATGTCCTAAAGCACTATTATCTTCTCCAGTCATTAAAAAACTTGTACTATAATATACATAAGTACTACCTGTCACTGGTGTATAATCTATTTGTGTTCCTGTAATAGTTTGATATGTGGTAGTACTAGATTGATGACTTGTAATAGGTGTAATGTATCTTTCAAATCCACAAATTGTACCAGAAGGCCAACCAGAACCAACTGTAGGTTTAGCAGTTCCGACTTGCTCTAATACTGTCTGCCCATTTAATACAAGATTACCCATTCGTTTTATCCGATGATGTTGAGTTGACCGTTCTCACCAATTGTTAAGTCTCCAGTAATATTTATTTCAGTCATCACGTTTAGATTACCATTTACAGTAACATTGGGAACAGTAACAGGACCAATTAACAATTGTGAATAACCTTCTTCAGCTACTACATTCTTGTCTACAACTATTTCGTTGCTTGGTCTGATTCCTTCTGAATCAAAACCTTTGATGATTGAAATGTTTCCCATTTTACTCCGGTGGTGTTGGCCAGACTACTTCAATTAGATTACCATATTGATCTATTTTAGGAGATTCTAATTCAGTCATGTCTCTTAGATCCTGTCTATATGTTCGCCATGCTTCTTGGTCTGTACCTGGATAAGAAGGAAGGTCACGCCAATCAGATTGAATCAATAACTTTTCTCTTTCTTCTCGCAACAATTGCATGGCTTTATTTGTTTTATATTCTTCATCTGATATTAACTCACCATTTACTATTTTGCAATACTCTAATTTTTTTTCTGGTAGTGCGGCTTCATCTATAATAATAGCATCATTTAAACTATGGTCTAATATATACTTTCTGACTTTTGTGATGTCTTCTGCACCATTGATGCAAATACTTGAGACTGAACCTTCTGCATTCGTGTAAAGTATTAAATTATTCATGATATACTCCATAGAGAAACCCAAACTATATCGGCATCTGACCGTGCTGGTGTAATAATATCACCTAATGTAAATGTAAAATAAGTTGAATTATAAACAAAATAATAACTACTAAAACCACTTAGTCCCATTACGTGATTACCATTCCTTGAATTATTTGTATCGGTATCAATATACCACATATAATCACCAACTGCTGTTGCAAAAGTTAATGTATAATGTCCTGTTGCATTTCTCGTTATACTTGAATAATTACCCCACCAATTCATGACAGAACCATTAAAGCCATTAAATTTTACAGTAACAAAAGGCCCTACACTGTGCCAAGTTGAACCAGATAGACTATTAGTATCATAGTATTCAATACATTTAAAATCTGTGTTGTAACGAATCATACCAACCGCAGGAGTACCTGGTCTTTCTGCTGTTGTTCCTGCTGGTATAGAATTTAATCCTAATGCTGTTTTTGTTGCTTCGGGTATTACAACATTCGTATGCATTTCTGGCATGTTGTTACCATCTTGCGTGAATATTGTTTTACCGCCTAATTGTATTTCTGATGCCATAAGTTAATTACCTTACTACCATAAAAGTTATTCTATTTACATCCGGACTGCCATTATTAGTATCTCTCAATTCTATATAAAAGTCTGTAGTAGCAAATACTTCACCAGGAGCTTCTATAATTCCAAAATATGCGCCAGAATAATTTTGTGGATTTGTAGCACCTGAAACTGCATAATTTGCGTCTGGCATAGGAGTTTCAAAATAAACTCTATAATGTCCTGTTTCAGTTCTCACGATTCTATTGATATTACCACTTCCATAAATCAAACAACATGCTTCACCATTAATAGAAGTTGTATCTGCACTTAGTCCATTAAAATTAGCCCATGCTCTTACAGCAAATATTGGTAAATTAATATCTTTTGTATTTGTTGGTGTACTGTTT